GTTTTGCCGACTGTTTCGATTAGTGGCTTGTTTGGTTCAGGTTTGATTTCTGCGATGTTTATGCAGGTTAATCTCATGTCTTGTCGAATGTCTTTTTCTAAAGCCTTCAGCAGAACTGATTTTCCGCTTCCTGAATCGCCCGTTATGTAAACAATGTCGGATGGCCCTATTTTTAGCTCTGCATTGTCGTAGATCACGAATTTTTGCCATTGATCTAAGCCAAGCCCGAAGCCTTCGGCTACGCCTATGACTCTTTCGGTTGGCTCTGGAGCTGCTGTTTCGTAGCTTATGTTGATTATGAATTTGCCTGTTTTTCTGTCGTATTTGCGGGCGTATTGGCGTATGCGGAAAAACTCGCGTTTTCTCATCTTGTTACGCCCGTGGCTTTTCGTTTCTGAAGCTTTTCTCTCAGTTTCTTTAGCTTGTTTTTGGCGTTCATGGTGTTCATCTTGCTATTTTGTGGCGGCTTAGGTGGTCAGTTTTGCTGCGTAAAGCGTATAGGTAATCAGCCAAGAGTGGAGGTTCGCGTCCCACCTCTAACGTGGTTTCAAGGGTCTGTGTTTTAGCGTCAACATGATATTCAACGCTTAAAATGCGAAAGTCTGCATCCACATTCTCGTTTGGCAATGTTACATGAATTTTATCGCCGGCCAAAAGAGGAGTATTGCCATAATCTATGACTGTGCTTCTTACTGTGAGGTATTCTGCTGGGTTTTTCAGATGGTTAAGGATTGCCTTAGCCCTTAATAGGCACTCGTTGTCGCTGTACAGTTCCTCGTCAACTTCGACAAGCTCCCTTAAGCCGTAGGCTGATTGGCTTGCTGAATCTTCTTGTGTGCTGCTGTATCTGCGACCGCCAAAGAATAAACCGTCAACCCAGAAACTGCCTGTGCCAGTGCCTGTGAACCAACAGTCAAAACGAACCTTCTTTATTTGCGTCCAGTCAAAGCCGCTTTCAACATCCCAAACATCAGCGTTTTCGGCGCCAACCCTAACTTGTTTTTGGAACCATTCATCTGCGCCGGTGTTGAAGAAGTTGGAAGCGCTCTTCTCAGCCGTGTCAAAGAGTATCACGTTTATGTTTCCGTTGAAACTGTTTTCCCGCCTAATGAGGAAATTTAGGGCTGGATATAGGTTTGCATTAACTTCTTTACCATTGTTCAGCGTTAGCATGCATGCAGCATAGTAAAGGTTTGAGGCGTAAGTTTTGATGCTTCCGCTGCCCTTCTTCTTTGTTGCTGTGTCAAAACTTACATTGCCTGAAACAGCGCTCCAACTGCCATCAGCAGGTATTAGGCTTTCGGTCCAAGCATCCTTGTCAGAAGGCACGCTTTTATCGGCAACGCCATAGCTCGTGATCTTATTTCTCACCGCAGTGATGTCTTTGCGGTATTCGCTAACCTCGATTTTTTCTGATAGACTTACTGGTGAGGTTTTGCTGTTTCTTGGGAAGAACTCGAATTTTGCGTCTGGAGCCACACGGAAGTCAAAGCCTATCACGCCTTGCTTGTCTGCTGAGCCTGCTATGTATTTGAGGATGTCGAAAACTGGAGTGTCTTGGTATTCGAGCCGTGTGTAGGTTGTATCCGTGTTTTCGACAAGCTCTGTTGAGTCTCTAACATGGCTTAAACCAACATAATAGTCAATTAAGTCTTTGATGATTTCCTCGCCCTTTTTGTTCTCGTAGGTTTTGGTTACAACACGGCGGAATAGGCGTTCTCCCCAGCACCGTCCGGAAACACGAAGATAGTTTTCTGTCGGCGTGGATTCATATTTGACTGTTTCAACACGGCAAGTGATTATCTGCGGACAGTTTGTGCCTCTGCCAATGCTTATGCTTCCATCCATACCAACATTAATCGGATAAGACCCGTTTGGGCTATACTTCTTATCCCAGTTTTGCAAAAGAACTTCAAAACTGCTGACCTCTTTCGTGCAGCCTAAATGAACACGGCATTGGATAACGTCGCCTTGCGGAATGCCATAAGGACCAAAGGCAATAGTGACCTTGGGAATTTCAACGCTCAAGGCTATTCTACACCCCGCCTATACAGTTCCTCTTCTCCAGCTCTGCGAACGCTTCTGCCTCTTTCTGGCATTTCAGCAACAGCCTCGTTGAAGCTTTGAACTGAAGCAGTTGCAGCATTCATTTGCGAAGCAAAATACCACATGGCTGCAGCGGCAGCAATTACTACGGCAATTCCGACTCCTGTGAGAATCAAAAAGGTCGAGTAAGAAATATTTAATGCGTTTTGAGCAGCAGTCGCCAGCCAGCAGGCTGCCGCGTAAACTTTCTGAGCTACAGCGACACCCCAGCTTGTCCTCATAAACATGCCCAAAACTGTGACAACCATCATGGCACTGTTGAAAACCCGCGCTTGCTCATTATTCAGTAAGCCAAACTGATGGGCTATGTGCCCAATAGCTGTGCCAGTGGCGCCTAAACCAGCGATGGCTGCACCTAAACTTTTTATGCGAACGCTTAAGGCTTCAGCGTCAGTTTGGATTCTCGTAAATTCATGGCTTGCACGGTTAACAGCTCTTATGGTTATGGCTATTTCTCTGAAGCTCATTGCAAGCCTGCCTCCGATTTAGCTTGATCAACAGCCTCACAGATGATAGCTTCGAGCTGTGGGAGATGTTCTTGAATTGCTGGGTAAAGGTAAGGCTGAGCCTGCATGTGGCGTGTGCCAAGCTCAACGAATAGGGCGTAGGTGGCTTCTGCGCCTATTTCGGCAACCCACTCGCTTATCTTTGCGTAGATTGAGCTTCTCAAGTGTCCTGTTCTTACTGGTGCGAGCTGTTTGGCTAAGGCTTTGACGTCTGCAGTCCAGCTTGCCAACTGCCTGTGTACATGCCTTTGCATTCCGCTGTCAAACTGCTGCATGGCTTGTTTAAACTCTTCAACGCCTTCCACGTCGCATGTTATTTCGACCGCCATTTCACCTCACGCTCCGCCTTCTGCTTTTCCTCCTCTGCTTGACGGTCTAACTCGTTGAGGATGACAATGAACTGTTGGACGGTTTTGGCTGGTTGCCTTCGCAACTGTGTTGGTGTCCACCCGAACTCTTTGCAGAGGCGAAACTCTGTGAGGGCTTCGTTGGGCTTTTGGCTTCGGATGGCTCTGATAAAAAAGCAGACTCTTCAAGGCTGACATTGTTTAGCTTGTTCACGATTTGACTGAACAATTCGCCAAGCTCTATCGGAACGCCGTCCTCTTCGCTTAGAAGTTTCTCGAGGGTTATGGGCTTGTTTGGTGGCTGTTCTTTAAGCGAAGCTATTATTGTTTCTGCTTGGATGGCTACGTAGTCGCTTGTTACGACTTGACCTGTTTGTTGGCTATAACGTGTGTATTTTTGGATTATTCTGCTACGTTTAGCCCACGAAATCTCACTGAAAACGTAGCGTCCAGCGTATTCCTTTCCAAATTTTTCGTCAAGCTCGATGACTTCTTTTCGCATTGTAAATCATCTCCATGATAGCTAAACGGTTTCTAATCGCGGTGTTAACGTCTTCCAAAACGATTTCTTGCATCCATTCTGGCAGTTTCAGAATGCGAACGCCAAGCTTTTCCCACATTTGAAGCCACTTCTTGCGCAGTTCAGCTTCTCGACCAAAATTTTCTAAAACACTAACTTCCGCCATTTTCACCATCTCAGCTTATGTTTACGGGACCTTTGGCGACGAAGCCAGCCATGCAAGCGACTAAATCTTCGGTGCGTGCTGGTGCAGACACGTTTTCCCATTTGCAATCAGAAAACACAGCTTTGTTTGAGCCGCCCAAGCCAAACTCTAAGTCAAAAGTTGCATCGTTGATTACGTCGTCAAACTCTTCTTTGCTTTCAAATTCGAATGTTATTTCGCCTGTTAGGTTGCGGTGTCTGTAGGGCAGATACTTTAGCAAGTGTCCGCTTGTTGTGCGGATTACTGGCACAGCCTTCAGGTTGTTTTCTATTGTGAATTTCCAGTCTGATACGCGGTCAAGAATGCTTGTGCCTTTTTTGACGTAGCTTTCGTAGAATGGAACTGCTCCGGCATAGTCTGCGTATGTGGCGCCCGTGATTTTTGATGTTCCAACAGTCAAGTCTTGTCCAATCAGCTCTGCAGTAGCCTTAACGATGTCTTCTATGCTGCATTCAACTGTTAGCTTGTGGAATTTGCAGCCCGTGTAGAGGAGCGATATGATGTCTGTTGCTGACGCGAATATTCCCTTGTAATAGAGCACTTGAACGCTTAACGACTTGTTCAGCTCTGCTTTGGCGTTTTGGAGAAAATTGATTGGCGCCTCGCTTGGCAGCGGATAAACGATTTTTAGGCTAACAGTTCTTAAGCCTCTTTTGATGGCTTGCAAGTCTATATTGCCTACTCCGCGAACTTTAATGTTTGATGAGTCTATGGTGGGGTCGATATTTTCTGCTGGAACGCCAAGCATTGATGGGTTTACTGGTGTCTGCCCATAGGTGGCTTCTTCAACGTAGTAGACGCGGCTTTCATGCGCTCCATACGTTTCAACCATTTTAGAACACTCCTCCAATGTCCTCAAAGGACCATGATTTTAGCGTAAACTCGGTTCTGAAAATGAAGGGTTTAACGTCAACACGGTCCGCATCACGATAAGAAACAATGTCCAAATAGGAGATTCCGTTAACCGTAACTGAGCAGCTTACATAATCACAATTTAGTGTGGCTGGTGTGGAGCCGTCGCTTGGATTTGTTGTTTTTGCAAGAAGCCAAACATAACCATTATCATCAATAAAGTCGGTGATGCTCGTAGTAACCGTGATAGTGATGGTTTCATCTGCTCCGCCAGTTCCAGATTCAGCGTTTTGCCATGCTGAGGCTACATGATTCCAAACCTTGATTGTTATGCCGTTGCCACCGGGAGCAGTACCATAACCCTCAAAGGCTAAAGCAGTTTTTTTAACAGTCTTTTCTCGAGAGTTAATTTTGAAGCGGAAAAGCATGAGCGCATATTCGCC